CCTAGGTTATTTGCATCAAGGTCTGTAATACTACCACCATTAACTGCAGGAAGTGTTCCCGTAATTTGAGCAGCAGGTATAGCTGTTAAACTAGCCGCAGATCCATTAGGAGCTAGTACATCTGTTCCTATTGCTAGTCCTAGATCAGATCTAGTCTGAGTTAAATTTCCTGCATCTAATCGTATAGTCATACTCGCTCCTTAACTAAGGTTTTGTAGGCCATGTAATATTAAATGGATCAGCTTGAGAAGGTACATCCCTAAGTGCTTGCCTATAGGTACGTTGTTCATCAGTCATGGTAAGATCTGAACTAGCCCACCAGTCTGTCTCAGCAAGTTTTTTATCCCGTTCTTGGCGAATGAATCCCAGTGTTCTGACAGTTGCTGTAGAGTCCCATTCTTGTTGCAAAAGTTCTGCAGCTGCCACTTCAGCATCGGTCATTTCCCGCATAACTCCATTGACCGCTTTCATTAATTTTGACATAACAAACCTTTCTAATCCAATTCAAGAAGAGTGTAATTCATAGTGAACGTATAAGATGACCCGGTATAAACTTTAAAAGCGTTAACCGCTGAAGTGCTTTTGTAGTTTCCAACACCGTTGTAATCAAAAGAAAGTCCACCTGCCGACTGTGCGGTCATGTTAAAAATTACATTTTTAAAGCCAGTTGTAGTTTGGGGGCCACAGATGGTAATAAACCCAGACATATTTTCACCACCAACATTACCCGAACCAGTTGTAAGAAAAAACGCATCTTGGTTATCATGGGTATAATGGGTAGGCAGTTTGGTGTTATAGATACTTGAGCTGTCATAAGTAGTACCGTTATCTGTTGAAAACCTCATATTAGCAAATCCCGAATCAATGCTATGAATTAAGTTATCATAATAAAGTATTACTGGTTTTGTAATATTGGTAAATTCAACCTCAACAACTCCCGAACTCAGTACCGTCCTTGCTACCTTAACACTAAAAGCCCCTCCACCAGCTTCTTGCCATGATCCATCCCCTCGCAAAAAGTTGCTGGCTGATGCTGTACCAGTTCCGAGTCTAGCAGTAGCAACAGTACCAGTGCCTAGATTAGTTGCGTTTAAAGCAGTGAGGTTAACGCCACTAGCAGCGGGGAGAGTAGCTGGAAATCTTGCATCTGGGAGCGTACCACTGGCAAGGTTATCTGCATTAAGATCTGTAATACTACCGCCGTTGATTGCGGGTAGCGTACCTGTAATTTGAGCAGCAGGTATAGCGGTTAAATTAGCAGCAGATCCGTTAGGAGCTAGTACATCTGTGCCTATGGTTAAACCTAGATCAGTTCTAGTTTGAGCTAGGTCAGAAGGATTAAGTCGTATAGTTGCCATTATATTACCTCTAGTTTTTAATCAGGCTTAGTAGGCCAGACAATATTATTAATATCAACTGTTGAAGGAAGATCTCTTAAATCAGAGCGGTACTTCTTTTGAGCCTCTGTCATATTAGGAGAATCAGGCATAGCCCACCAGTCTGTCTCAGCTAGTTTAGCATTACGTTCTAGGCGTAAAAACGCCATAGTAGCAATATGAGCATTATCTTGATCTTCTTTTTGCTGCTTTAGGTCAGCATCAGTAAGAGGTACAGTTTCTGCGCCGTTTTCACCAATAACAATTTTTGTTTGTTCCATGTTTTTTATCCTAGTTTAGCTCAATAACGCAGTATGATCCTGACGAAAAAGAAGCCCCAGCCGCTCCATTAAAATCAAATTTAACTGCATTAACTGCTGCTGCAGAGTCTCTCATTGCGTGTACAGTTGAACCATATTGAGGATCACCACTAGTACTGTCTCCATACATCTGACCAATGATTTGGGTTGTTGTAGTGTCTGCTGGACTGAAAATTGTGAACCAACCAGAGATATCAGTACCAGCTGCCTGAACTGTTTGATTGAGAAAAATAGCGGTTAGAAATACCCCACTAACAGGAAAAGCAAATGTAGTTATTCCACTTGCAGCAGAATATCCTACTTGTTGATAATTTCCCGCAACTGAATCATAACTTGTTCCGTTGTTGGATGAGGTTCTTATTGCTATACCGTTCTGTGTGGCGCAACGTGCATTGTAATAAACAGTTGTTGTTTTGGTTAGACTGGTAATTTCTAAAGCAGCAGTAGAACTAAATGTACCACTGGCTTTTACAGACCAAGCTCCTCCACCCCCAGCAGCAGCACTTGTCCAAGCTCCAGAGGCCGCTGTCAGCACGTTCCCGTCTGACCCCGGAGCCGGGAAGCTCTGAAGGTTTGCTGGGAGCCGTCCATCAGCAACAGTACCAGTACCTAGGTTAGTTGCGTTTAAAGCAGTGAGGTTGACACCACTGGCGGCAGGGAGGGTAGCAGGAAACCGTGCATCTGGGAGCGTACCACTGGCTAGGTTATCTGCATTAAGATCTGTAAGACCAGACCCATCACCACTACCACCCGGAGCTAAAAATGTAGAAGTCAGAGCAGTACCGTTTAGTTCAGTTCCCGTTGCTAAGTTTACATTACCTGTGCCATTACCACTAAGATTAAGATCACCGTTAGTAGTAGTTGCGCTAAGTGTATCTGCTCTTAAAGTACCCATTAGTTAAGCCTCTTAAATTATTGTAAGATTACCGTTGATAGTTAAAGTTACACCTGACGCCACTGTTATAGGACCTGCTCCTGAAGCATTTTCTATAGTAGTAATAACTGTAGTTGTATTTAACTCTTGTTCATTAATACGAAAAATGTCTTTTGGTCCTGTGGTTGCGTCACCTGTATCTCCGTTATCCCCTTTAAAGAAACCACCTCCCGGTGATGTATCTGCAAAACTTAGTGTATCAGTTCCATTGGTCTGGAGCACTTGACCATTATTACCAGCAGAAGTAGGATAAGTCAAGCCCCCAGCGTCTAGAGTTCCTATGGAAACAATACCTGTAAAATCAGCAGTGGTACCGTGTACCTTACCTGTTGCAGTTACAGTGGTAACAATTAAATTAGTAGTAGTTAGATCTGTAGTAGTTAGATCTGTAAGCGTAAGAGAAGGGTTGATCCTAGCAGTGACACTGGTGGTGGCAGTGCTAACAGAGGTACCTTCCTCTGTCAGAAGGATTGTACCATCATTAGCAGGAAAAGCAGAAAAACCCCCAAGGGCTAAAGTATTAAGCTGATCTGCCGTGGCAGTGAGAACTGTACCCCGAAGAGCAAACTGGCCCGTGACATTTAACTGTGCCGTACTCATAGAGATAGGGCCAGCTGTTCCTCCACCATCTTGAATAGCCCTGACTGTACCGTCAAGACCATCGTTAGGATTAGCTGCGTTAACTTGCAGCAGATCCTTATAAGTATTAGCTATCAGTTGATTTGTTAGATCAGCCATAATAAATTATTCCTTTAGTCTCTATTTCTTACGGCTTTTCCTTTTCAAACCGAATACTGCACTTCTTCCTTCTTTCTTACTGCTCTTCTTTTTTCTGGCTCCTTGAGCTTCGTCACGCCGAGACTTAAAGCTTTGGCTCTTCTTTCCTCTACGTGCTGCAAGGCTCTCGTCTTGTCTATCTTTATAACCTTGCTTGGCAGTCTTCTTCTTAGCTGGCTTCTTTTTCTTCATGTCTTTCTTTGCATTGAAATAAGCTCTGGGCATTGTTCTTAACTCCTATGTAAAGTTCCATTTAGTGGTGGTATCTTCCCATTTAGTTGTAATACCATTCCAAGATTTATTTAGATCAGCATTACTAGGCGGTCTTGCGTCTTTAATAATCTGTTTATCTCTGTAGAATTTTACCTTATTAAGTGGGTCTGTTACAAGGTTATAAATACCATCGCTCTCACTCTTAGCAACGATAAACCCTGTTCCCGGTTCTTTGGTTCTTTGATCAAGCCTGTATCTAAAACCAGACCTGTCACTTATAAAAAATCCCTTTTGCATTTAGCACTTCCACCTTTTTCTAGCTTGTCTTAGTCTTGAGTTAGGATTCTTTGCAGCTTTGGGAAACTTCTTCATTTGACCTGCTGATCTGGCGCAGTAACTCTTACGCCTGTTTGCATCCTTACTGCCCTTCTTAACAGATCCTGTAACAGCTGTCTTTAACTTACTACCGGGGTTATCTCTCCGGTACTTTGCCACACCCTTCTTGGTCATCCCTGCCCCAGCTTTGGTAGGTCTCTTCTGCCCACCGCTGATGCTGTGACCTTTCATGCTACCCTTTCTTTTTTTTGCCACTTTTCTTCTTCTTCTTAGGGAAACCAGCTTTCATGTTAGCGTAAGCTTTATCTGTTATTGTGCTTTTCTTTTTAGATCTGCTAATTCCTTTTTTCTTTCTTGCATTTATATTTGCATATAATCCTTTTGGTTTAGCCATTTTAAACTACCTGTAGCTGTGGGGTTATGAAGAGGTTCACTCTTTCTTTATCTGACTCTAGCGCAGTACTAAGCAAAGATTCATATTTTTCTTTAAGCATTGTTATACGTTCTGTAGGAACTGCAGGTCTTTTNTAACTAAGGTAGTAGGCAAGACCACAGGTGAGTGCAGGGAGAAAGCGGAAAGGAATGTCTGCATTCTGAAGCGCACTCTTGGTAACATCCTTNAGNCGTTTCATTCTATAGTTTCTAAAGATATAAGTATCTGCTGTATCGGGTGTGGGAAAGAAATGTACTGTGACATTNTCTCTACCTTTCAGAGTTGCAAACTGTGTAGGTCTACCGCTGGTGGCTTTGTTTGTGATGCCCTCGTATTCTTCGTAGCCTATGCGTGTCATTTGAAAATCAGTGGAGTTAGAACTTAACCGAATGTAACCAGAGAGAACATCTATGGTATCTGCGTCTAGTGTGTAAGTAGACGTACCAGCAACAAGAGTTGTTGTTGCAAGGTCTGTTCCCCAGAGAAGGACTCCTCTGTTCTGCCAGTCAGTGAGAAGAAGATTAAGAGATCTTCGTGCAGTTATCGCATCGTTGGCCAGTTCAGCTTGCCCACCTATCATAGCATAGGCTTCTTCTATTACCTCGTCTATAAAGAAGGTAGTGTCAAAGTCTGATGTTGTTGCAACTGCCATAATAGTTCCTTATCTATTTCTCATCCACGCTGGTTTCACAGGACCACCTACAGCGTACTTGATAGGACCACCCTTCTTCATTCCTTTTTCAGCTTTGTTTAAAAAGTTTTCAGCTTTGTCAATCTGTACAGAAGAAGCGTTTTTAAGAATTTTATTCATTGCTTTTTTTTCTTTAGGATTAGTAGTTTTATCCCGATAAACAGCTATTGCATCATTAACATCAGCTTGAGAAGGTTTGTCAGTCATTAGTAAGTATCCTCTGATTTGTCTCTGTCTCCTTTAAGCAAAGGACTAGAGCGTTTCTGTAACAAGGTATCTAACTTTGAATCCAT